TGCGGGTGGTTGTGGAACTGAGCCTGCCTGCGTGCCTAAGTATATTCACAAGCATGACATGAAAGGCGAGTGCTTGCTTATGTTAACCGATGGTTATATCCCTGACCAAGAGCCAAGCAATTGGAATATCAATATGCCTGTGTTGTGGTGTGTCAAAGGTAATCGTCAATTCAATGATGGCAAAGTAATAGGAAAGGTGGTGCATGTTGAGTAATCAGAAAAGGGTAAATGTCTCAATTAACCAAGAGACAATGGACTCACTAAGAGAAGTGCGGGATAGGCTATCTGGGGAACTAGGTTTCCCCCTAACCTATGCTCAAGCAATACAACATTTAATCAACGCACAAATAAAGGCTCAGTCTTTAAATGTGCACACACAAGGAGAAGCAAATGAATAACTCAATTAGTATCGGCTCATCAGCCATGTTGGTAGAACTCAGTATCCGTAGTTGGACAGGTCGCAAGTTGGACAAGAGTGTATCTGCCGAGATTGATGTGGCTAAGAACACCAAGACCTCGGTGGTCAATGCGAACAAGAACTTGATGGCAGGCACAGGTGTGCTTGACAAGATCATTAAGTATGCAGCCAATGCACGAGCATGGCACATTTCGCAGACGCTACCATGGACTGACAACGGCTCACGCTTATTGCCTATGTCTAACTTCATGGTATACAAAGATCAGTTGGGCAAGATGGAAGAAGGCTACAACGCATTAGTCGATAAGTTTATTGATGCGTATCCAAATCTCATTACTGCCGCTGCGTTTCAATTGGGTGATCTATTCGAGAGAACAGAATATCCTCAGATCCATACGCTTAAGCAACGCTTTGCATTTGGCTATACCTTCTCCCCTGTTCCCAACGCAGGAGACTTTCGTATTGACATCAACGAAGAAGCCAAAGCCGAGATCATTGCGAACTGCAACAAGGCTTACGAAGACAGGCTTAATAACGCAATGCGTGATGCTTGGGAAAGGTTGCAGGACTGCCTGACCCGCATGAGTGATCGCTTGGTTGTTGATGTGGTGCATGGTGCAGATGGCACACCGAGTCATGAGTTCCGTGTGTTTCGGGATAGTCTTGTGGAGAACGCCAAGGAATTGGTTGATATGTTGCAACACTTGAACCTGACCAAAGATCCAATGATGGAACAGGCAAGGCGGGATCTCAAGCATGTGCTAGACAAGTATGATGCCGAGACTTTGCGTGAATCGTTTACTGCACGCACAGATGCCAAGGCACAAGTAGACGCAATCCTTAACAAGATGAGTTTCTAACATGGTATATATTGACAAAACAAATCTCAAACAAAAGCATAAGGATGCGGAGATGCACCCAAACCTTTCTGCGTATGTGACTGAGGTCGCACTAATCAAACCGACCTGCGACTTTTTCGTAAATGACGAGTGTGTGCAGACGGGTTGGCGAAGGGACGACTCAGGCAACACTCAGGACTACAAGCAGATATATCGTGTCAATGTCAGAGAAGATGGCGAAACCATCGGGTTCTTGTCTATCGTCAGACAGTATCGCAATGGTGCTAACGAAGATGTGTTTGGTGTGGGTTCGTTTCGTATTAACAAGTCACGAGGTAGAGGTGATGAGACAACAACCAAGCACTTGAAGGTTGCCTTGCGTAATGTCAAGAAGTTGATGGTAGGTAGGGACTACACCGAGTTAGCCGATCTTATTAAAGATAGTGTGGCTAACTCAATCCATAGTCTTATTCATCATGCTAAAAATCATATCAAGTGGGGGATTGAGCAAGAGGAATTAGCGTTAGACTATGCCCTTCTTGCATATCACGCAAGAAACAATGGGATGGATAGCGTGGTGCTACCTGCTAACGAGAAGAAGTATAGTCGTAGAAAAGAACTTGATAAAGAAATTGCTGGGTATATTGAAGTGCAAGCCTTGCATGACATGATTGCCAAGAAGCAAGGGTATGGTGTACAAACTTTTTCAAATGGTTCTTATGCGGTATATAACTTTAGCAACAACAGCATAAAGAAGTATAAGACTACGGAAGAATTACCTAGCGACATAATAATCCGACTACCCATGTTCAAGGTCATGCAAATGGAAGAAGTAAATGTTGCATTTGGTTGTATGGTCAAGGCGGACATGTATTTCATCGTAAGTGGTGAACTAAAGATGGAGTCCTGATATACTATTTAGCGAACTATTCTCCTTGTTTAGTTCGTTTGAAATGCCGTGAGTTTTGCCTAGCAGATGTGGAACTCATTGGCGTCACCGCAAGGTGAGCATCTCGTGAACGCAAGTAGGATGCGTAATCTGCTTTAGCCTACAAGACTTAATAGTCATAGTAATACCTTTCGTTTGGAGCCCCTCTTCGGAGGGGCTTTTTTATTGGGACAAAACGGATTGAATCCGATCTGTCCCCTATGCGGGTAAACACTAATAAAATAATTTACAAATACCACTTGCTTTTCTTTGGCAACATACTATACTGTGTCAATAAGTAGTAAATAAACAAGGAAAACAAATGACGCCTGAAGCGAAAGTTAAGGCATCGGTAGTCAAGATACTCAAGGACTACGGTGTCTATTATTTCTTCCCTGCCACCCACGGCTATGGTCGTAGCGGTGTTCCCGATATTATATGTTGCTACATGGGTGCGTTTATTGCCGTCGAGTGCAAGACCATCAAGGGCAAACTAACTGCGTTGCAAGAACGAGAACTACTACGGATAAGGCGAGCGGGTGGTCAGTCCTTTATGGTTAACGAAGATACGATTGACGACTTGAAATTATATTTTGCGTCTTTTGATGAAGATGGGCGGGGCTAAATGCTTGCCCCCGATGACCGTTCCAACAAAGAAGGATTAGCCCATGCTTAAAAAATTCTGCCATGACCAAGTAAAAATTTTGCTTGAGCGGATGGATACCAACCCCGAAGAATTTGCCATAGTGGAGGGTAAATGGGATGAGTTTATGCCAAATCGTTCAAGGTTTAATACCTTTACCAAAGTTGAGCAGTATTTAATTCGTCAAAAATTTACAAAAATAATAAAAAATATCGAGCGTCAAGAAACATATGACGCAATACTTGAGACGCTTGTATTCAAAGAAGAAACAAAAACCAAACGCTATTACTCGACTTCAAATCAACCTGTGCTTGGGACACCCGTAAGCACCCTTGAACATATCAAACTGCACCAAGAAGTGTTGCATCAAGCAGTAAAAAAAGCCTACGGAACAAGCAGTTAACATGAACATACTAACCATAGACTTCGAGACATACTACGCAGTTGACTTCTCGTTGACCAAGTTTACGACTGAAGAGTATGTGCGTGATGATCGCTTCGAGGTGATAGGCGTAGCCGTCAAAGAAAACGATGGCGAGCCCCAATGGTTTAGCGGGACAAAACAAGAGACCAAAGAGTGGTTAAATCAGTTTGACTGGGACAACAGTTTCGCCCTAGCCCACAATGCCATGTTCGATTCAGCAATTCTCAGTTGGACATTTGGTATTAAGCCGAGAGCTTGGTTTGATACCCTATCTATGGCACGAGCATCAGATGGTTTAGACGCTGGCAATAGCCTTGCAAAGTTAGCCCAAAGGTATAACTTGGGGATCAAAGGCAGTGAGGTAGTCGAAGCCAAAGGCTTACGCAGAGCCGACTTCAGCCCTAATCAATTAGATAAATATGGTGAGTATTGCAAAAACGACGTGGCTTTAACCTATGATTTATTTCAGACCCTACTACCTCGGTTTAGCCTGCATGAGTTAAAGCTGATTGATTTGACACTCAAGATGTTCTACGACCCTGTGTTGTTTTTAAACACACCCTTGCTTGAGCAACATTTGATGCAAGTCAAAGCCCGCAAGGACAAACTACTTGCTGCTTGTGTAGCAGATAAAGATACGCTGATGAGTAACCCTAAGTTAGCCGATTTACTTATTAGTCTTGGGGTCGAACCGCCAATGAAGGAAAGCCCTGCCAATGGTAAACAAACATATGCCTTTGCCAAAAATGACGAAGGATTTAAAGAACTCGCCGAGCACCCTGATGAACGAGTACAGGCAATTGTTGCTGCTCGCTTGGGCACGAAGTCTACTCTTGAAGAAACCCGAACAGAGCGTTTTATTGCGATCTCTAAGAGAGGCAGAATGCCAGTACCACTTAGGTATTATGCCGCCCATACGGGGCGTTGGGGTGGTGACGATAAGCTTAACCTTCAAAACCTTCCAAGAAAATCATTGCTTAAAGAAGCAATCGTAGCCCCTGACGGATATGTATTGATTGATGCCGACTCGTCGCAGATTGAAGCAAGGACAGTCGCATGGCTATCAGGGCAGAACGACTTAGTGACAGCCTTTGAGGAGAAACAGGATGTATACAAAATCATGGCATCGTCTATCTATGGAAAGACGCAAGATGAAATCACGGATGGTGAGCGGTTCGTGGGTAAGACAACAATCCTCGGTGCGGGGTATGGCATGGGTTCTACCAAGTTTGGGATACAACTCAAAACTTTTGGGGTGGAAATTGATGATGCGGAAGCGACTCGAATTATACAAGTTTACCGTGACACATACCCCTACATACCTAAACTTTGGAAGGAAGCTAACAGTTCCCTTGATGCCCTCAGAACTAAAAAGACTGTACAGGTTGGGTGTCAAGCGCAGGCACTTACCCTTACGCAAAATGGATTTTTACTCCCAAGCGGGTTGTATTTAAATTATCCTGATTTACAAAAAGATGAAGACGAGCAATACTCGTATGCAAGCCGACGTGGTCGTATAAAGATTTATGGTGGTAAAGTTATTGAGAATATGTGCCAAGCGTTGGCTCGTTGTATTATTGGCGAACAAATGTTACGCATTGCAAAGCGTTATCGTGTAGCATTAACGGTGCATGATGCTGTAATGGCGGTTGTACCTGAAGGGCAAGAAAAAGAAGCATTGTTGTATATCAATGAGTGTATGCGTTGGCGACCCTCTTGGGCTACTACTTTGCCTCTTGCTTGCGAATTGGGTATGGGTAAGAGCTACGGGGATTGCAGTAAAAAGCAATCTATTGAGAAATGGAACATTTAATGGACGGCAAAGTGGAGTATTCAAATTTTTATTTACATGCAGCTAAAGAGATTAAAGCGGCTCATGATGCGTTAGTGGCAAACAAGTTTCAACAAGCGTATGACCATTGCCTAAATGCACAAGCCGAGATCAAATTGATGAGCGGTGCAGTCAGAACATGGATACCTGTGGAGGAAGAATGAAAAAGCTACCTTGCTTAACTACCAGCGAAATCAACAAAGAAATAGGACTTATGTTGACAAGTAAATTTATTCTTGAAAAGTTAAAAGTTAAGCCTGTTCACTACACAAGAACAAGCTATCTTTGGGAAGACGCTGATGAGATTCGTGTCAAGTTGGCTAAGTATTTAATTGATTCCATAGGTAAAAAACGTGCCTGACTTTACTTGGTCTTACTCGTCTCTTGGACTGTTCCAACAGTGCCCTAAAAAGTATTATCACTTGCGGGTGATTAAGGATATTGTTGAGCCTGAGACTGAGCATTTGACCTACGGCAAGATGGTGCATGAAGCGGCTGAGAAACACATCAGAGATGGTGAGCCCGTACCGGAGAAGTTCTCATTCCTTACACCAGTATTGGATGTGCTTAAGGACATACCCGGCCGAAAGCTTTGTGAACACAAGATGGGTTTGACTGAGGATTTGGAACCATGCGGGTTCTTTGATAAGAACGTTTGGTTCAGGGGTGTAGCCGACTTAGTCATTATTCAGGATAACTTGGCACACATTGTTGACTACAAGACAGGCAAGAGCAGTCAGTATGCCGACACTAAACAACTTGAACTCATGGCACTGTGCGTATTTAAACACTTCCCGTTGGTTGAGCGGGTCAAAGCAGGACTGGCTTTTGTAGTATGCGAGGACTTCGTGCGAGCCCATTACATCAAACACGACTCACCAGAGAAATGGCTTACTTGGGTTCAAGAAACAGATAAGTTAGCTGCAGCGCATGATAACAACGTATGGAACGCAAAGCCGAACTTCACATGCAAGAAGTTCTGCCCAGTAAAAGATTGTGAACACAATGGAAAAGGACATTACAGATGACTATAAAAATTAAAAAAGAAGAATGGACTTATGGGGAAGAACTTGAATGCCCAACTTGCAATAACGTATATCTACACCAAGGAAAAATTGAAGTGTTTGACTGTGGCGAAGATATGACTGGCACTTGCTTACACGTGGTTTCAGGGCACTCTAAAGTTGAAGTAGACAAAGACTTTACTATGAATCCTAGCGCAAGACGCCAAGGGTTACGGATACATTTTGATTGCGAAGCAGGTTGTAAACCAGTGCTTAACATGCTCCAACATAAAGGAAATACTTTCTTATATTGGGATGAGACTTGCGGCTATGAAGAGTTGAAGGGGGTCGTATGATTGGTGATGATGATTTAAGGGATTGCTTTGCGATGTTTGCAATGATGGGGTTATTTATGAAAGGTATTGGATTGACTGAAGAAAGTGCAAAACAATGCTGGGATGCCGCTGACTTAATGATTGAAACAAAGTACAAAAAAGAACCTGAAGTAGGGATTGTTGCAGTCAAAACAAGGAGAAGAAAATGAAAAAATTAATTGTTGCTTTTGTAATACTTTTTAGTAGTACGGCTTATGCATGTAAAACATACACAGTTACTAACCCTGATGGCACTATAAAAGTTTGTGTAATATGCGGCTCAATTGTAGATTGCATATAGTCGAAGTGCTTGACGAAACATTAAAGTTATTACCAAAACCAAAATATTATGTACCAAAGTTTGGAGATGACAAGTTTGAATATGTACCTAATTTACGACGAGAACCAAGAGCTGATGCGCAAGGTCTCAAGAAAAGAAGAAGCAAACCAAATCGTCAATGGGAGAGCTGGGTGGACGTACAAACTATTACATTGCAAAAAGAAGATTGATTTATCTAGTTTAGGGGAGGCACCATTTTGATTGTTACGATACTTAACTTATTTGCTTTATTTGTCGCTACTTGTGCAGTACTGATATTTATGGTGGTATTTAGCTTTTTCCTGTTCATTATGTATGCCTGTATACACATTGGCTGGAAAGAGATCAAAGGCATGTCGTTGTCTGACTTATGGAATAGGATTCAGAAATGATGATTGAACCAATCCCTTTTGTAGGCTGGGTAGACGTAAGTGACGACATAGACAAAACCCTTAAATTATTAACTGGAACAGACTTTGAAAACATGCCAAAATACATAGTATTAGGCGATGGCGCCGTGTATTTTTACCGTAAAGAGGAGCAACGATATGCCTTATGTGAACAAACCCCGCCCTTACAAAAAGGAATATGAACAGTATGATGGTACGCCGGCGGTTAAAAAGAAACGGGCGCAACGTAACAAAGCTCGTCGAATTATGGAAAAAGCTGGGCTTGCCTACAAAGGCGATGGCAAAGATGTTGACCACAAAGTCCCTTTATCTAAAGGCGGAAAAACGGTACGCAGCAATCTTACGATTAAAACTGCAAAGAGTAATCGCTCGTACGAAAGAAACTCAGATCACTCGATAAAAACTAAACATGGAAATAGTAAATAACAAAGCAATAGTAGTTACTACAAGACGCCCTAATCTTGTAACTGAATGTATACCCAAAAGTGAAATTATTGAAACTAACGGCGACCTACATAAGGTTGCTGTTCGGTGGGGTTTAGACGAAGCACAAGCGTTATCAAAACTTAAAATTAAAAACGTACCATCCCCAATTCAAAGAGATTACAAGTGGCCTGGGCTTTATAAACCCATGGAGCATCAAAAAGAAACGGCTAACTTTTTAACTCTTAACAAACGTGCGTTTTGTTTTAACGAACAAGGCACAGGTAAAACCGCATCAGCTATATGGGCTGCAGATTATTTAATAGAACAGAAAAAAGTCTACAAAGTATTAATTATTTGCCCTCTATCTATTATGCAATCTGCATGGCAGGCAGATCTGTTTAAGTTTGCTATGCATCGCAAGGTTGGTGTTGCTTATGGCGACAGAGATAAAAGAAAAGCAGTGATTGAAAGTGACGCTCAGTTTGTAATCATCAACTACGACGGCGTAGACATCGTAGCCGACACCATTGCAAAACAAAACTTTGATTTAGTAATTATTGACGAAGCAAACGCTTACAAGACTATTACTACTAAACGTTGGAAGACGCTTAACCACATCATAACCCCACGCACATGGATATGGATGATGACTGGTACACCAGCAGCACAAACTCCTACTGATGCGTTTGGTCTAGCAAAGATGCTTGTGCCTGACAATGTGCCTAGATTTTTTAGTGCTTTCCGTGATCAGACCATGGTACAGATTACCAAGTTTAAATGGCTACCAAAACCTGACGCAAGCACAACTGTATTTGATGCACTGCAACCCGCAATCCGATTTAAGAAAGAAGATTGCCTAGACCTACCGGAGGTTACACATGTTTTTCGGGACGCCCCCCTTACTGCGCAACAGACGAAATATTACAAAACGCTCAGAGACGAATACCTTATGGCAGCGGATGGCGAAGAAGTTAGCGCTGTTAATGCTGCGGTTAAGATTAATAAACTCTTACAAATATCAGGTGGAGCTGTCTACTCTGATACCGGCGCTGTCGTTGAGTTTGATGTTAGTAATCGGCTACGTGTTATTGAAGAAGTAATTGAAGAAGCCAGCCACAAAGTTCTTGTTTTTGTTCCATTCACGCATACAATAGAATTACTCAAGACACATTTGAGAGGGGCGGGCATTACCTGCGAGGTTATCAATGGGCAGGTTCCCGTAAATAAACGAACCGAGATATTTAAAAGGTTTCAAGAAGAGACAGATCCTAAGGTACTTATCATACAACCTCAGGCTGCTGCACACGGAGTCACACTAACCGCTGCCGATACCATCATTTGGTATGCACCAGTAACATCTATAGAGACATACTTGCAGGCAAATGCACGTATTGATAGGCAGGGACAAAAGAATGCAATGACTATTGTGCATATTAAGGGTAGTCCCGTAGAGACTAAGTTGTATCATATGCTGCAAAATAAACTTGATGTACATACAAAAATAATTGATTTGTACAGGCAAGAAGTTAACAATAAAGAGTTGACATAGTAAAGTAATAAGTGTAGTATTAATTAATGGGCGTAGACCCAATATTTAACAAGGAAATTAAAATGAACGATGCCGAAGCGGTAGTACAACCCGTCGCCGATATGGACAAATTGGTCAAGATCTATATCAAAATACGTGACGCCCGTGACCAAATACGTCGTGAACTAGAAGAGAAAGAGTCTGATCTTAATGAGCAGCTATCTCTGATAGAACAAGAAATACTTGAAGTCTGCAAACAAACTAATGCCGATAGCATTAAGACTAAACATGGTCTTGCTATGCGGTCGGTTAAAAGCAGATTTTGGACAAACGATTGGGAGAACTTCTATAAGTTCTTGCATGAGCATGAAGCTCCCGATTTGCTTGAGAAAAGAATTCATCAAACCAATATGAAGCAGTTTTTGGAAGAGAATCCGGACTTGCATCCCGCCGGTTTAAATGTGGATCGCACATACGCTATTACTGTAAGGAGAAGCAAATGAGTAACGTCGCTTTGTTTAACAACCAACTGCCTGACTATCTTAAGGAAGTCGAACTTGATGATGTAACTAAAGCCTTATCGGGCGGTGGTGGGTCACAAGTTAAGCGCATTGCGCTTGGCAATAATAAGTTTGTGCTTAAAGTTGATGGCACAGAAGTATCCAAGACCAACACTAGCAAGTTAGAAGTTGTTATTGTTAACGCTTCTAAGCATATCTCAAGGACTTTCTATGCTAAAGCATGGGATCCAAAAGCTGATGCTGCACCTCCTGATTGCTGGTCTAATGATGGAGAAAAACCTGATGCGTCTGTTAAAGCACCTCAATCATCTGCATGTGCTAACTGCCCACAAGATATTAATGGGTCAGGTCAAGGCAATACCAAAGCATGTCGTAAGAACCGCCGTATTGCAGTAGCTTTGGCGTCTGATTTAGATGGCGATGTTTATCAAATGACATTGCAATCCAAGTCTATTTTCTATGACATGAAAGACCCCGGTGATTTAGAGCACATGCCATTTAACCAATACGCTAAATACGTTGGCTCACAAGGCTACAACTTAAATAGCTTGGTTACTGAGATGCGCTTTGATGAAGACTCAACAGTTGGTAAGTTGTTCTTTAAACCGGTGCGATTCTTAGAGCGCCATGAATGGGAGCAAGCCAAGAAACTTGGTGAAACTCAAGCTGCTAAGAGCGCAGTTACTATGACAATTGCACAAGCGGACGGTATTAAACCTAAGCTAGCTGCACCAACAGCAAAGGCAGAGGTAGCCAAAGTCGAAGTTGAAGCGGAGTCGATCCCTGAGCCTAAGAAGCGTGAAGAGAAAAAGGCTGAGCCGACTGCTAAACGAGACTTGAAAGCCGTGATGAGCGGATGGTCCACTGACGAAGAAGCATGAGTCTAAGAGGTTATAGTCTCCGTCTTGTTGAAGCAATAAAAGCTGGCAACCCTCGGCACCCGGGGGTTCGCCTTGGCAAACATTGCATCGCAAAGGGTATACCAGTAACACAGATGGCTAAAAAATTTGGCGTCTCTCGTATGACCATGTACACATGGTTTACGGGTAGTGGTACCCCACGCAAAGACAAGATTGAACTAATAGAGAAAATACTAAGCAGTTAACGTCTACGGGGACAGCTAGCTCGACGGAGCGAATCGGGATATTGCCGAATCCCTTGCTGTCCTTATTTTTTCGGTGTTGAGGAACTATGGCAACAACAGATCTATTGACCGCAGTACTGGCACCCGAAGGAGAAGGGTGGTACTGCATAGTTGGCTTACGGCAGGACGGGTCAAAACCCCCTGTGCAAACATTCCACGCAACTCTCGTGGAGGTAGAAGCACAAATTGATGTGCTGTTACAAGATAAGTGCAATGTGTACTTTGCTTGCGCTAAATATAAAGACCCCAAAGAGGGTAGGATCCAACCCAATACGGGTATGATTAAAGCCTTTTGGCTAGATATTGACTGTGGTGAGGGTAAACCCTATGAAAATCAAACAGAAGGATTAAATGCACTTAAATCTTTTTGTAAGAAGATTAATATGCCTTTGCCATCTGTGGTTGATTCAGGGCGAGGTATACATGCTTATTGGAGATTAAAAACTGTAGTTGATCGTTTACAGTGGAAGCCTGTAGCTGAACGCCTTAAAGCTCTTTGTGAAGAGCATGACTTTGCTGCTGATCCATCCAGGACCGCAGATAACGCATCTATTTTACGTGTACCAGAGACTCTTAATTTTAAAGAAGATCCTCCGTTACATGTAACAATTTTGGCTATACAGCCCGAAATAGACTACGAATATGTCAAACAAACCATAGGCGTTTTAGTTGCGCCTGACTGGATGCCTCGGCAGTACAGCGAGTCTGCGTTATCTTTATTAGGTAATAAGCAAAGCCGATTTAAAACCATCATGATTAAAACCATGAATGGGCAGGGATGTGCTCAGCTTGAGAACATTGCAATAAACCAAGACACAATTGAAGAACCACTATGGAGAGCAGGCTTGTCGGTAGCGGCAGTCTGCGTAGATAGAGATGAAGCCATTCATAAAATATCCGAAGCACACCCTGAGTACTCACCGGAGAACACGGAGCGTAAAGCTAATCAAACGAAGGGGCCATACACATGTCAAACATTCGAGAAGCTTAATCCTCAAGGCTGTGAAGGC